CTCGGCCATTGTTGCATTTAGTTTTGACAACTCTTTTGCTATTTGTTCCATAGTCACTCCTGTTGGTTATTTTTCTTTCTATCTTAACTATACCACGTTCCGCGGTTCGCGTACATGCGACATAGTGTCGCAGGGCTTGTGAGCTTGTAAACTTTCTTACAACCTGGGGTTATGTCAATGCGACATATTGTCGCAGGCGCTTTCGCGCCTGCGCACTAACTAGAAAGTTATCTGGAATAGCTAGCTATTTTATAAGACTGTGTTTCCAGATATATCCCATATAATCCTATTGACATTAATTTCAAGGTATGAAATAAAATAATTCTAACTAATAAAGGAGAAAGTATGACTACAAGTAAGTTAAGACTAAATACTGATATAAGAAAAAAAATCGGTGGTTTAATTTTATCTCATTTTGAAAATGAGAAAACTACTGAAAGAGAAAATTTTATATCAGCAAAAGAGGATATAACTACTGCCTACAATACAGCTTTTAAAATTGCTAGTAATGTAGTTGGTAGAGCATACCCAAAAGATGATGTTGCAACACTACAAACATTTAAAAAGAAATATGGTAGTGCGTGTGATGTTGTCGCAAAAGATAGTTGTTTTTATCTTGCCAATACTGAAATGGCGACTGAAGATGAAAAAGATAACAACGAACATTTTGATTTTAAATTGGACGCAAATTTAAGTGGACGATTTAGTAATTCAGATTTTGCTATTGCATACTTTAGAGATGATTTAAAGAGTGCAGGACTTAATCCTGAAATCAATGTTCAACACCAAGAAAATCGTTCTAATCCTCATCACACACAAGAACTTGATAAGATTAAAAAGTTTTTGGGATTTAGCAACGAGGACGGAATATATGGACAATGGAAAGACAAATATAGTTTAGATGTAATTGGAACTAGCTATTGTCGTTCAAGAACTATTCCTTGTTCAGCTAATGAATTTGAACAGATGAAAGCATTTAAAAATGCTAGACAAGTATTTGTTCAATCTTATTACACTTGGGCAGAAGCAATACAGAAAGATATGCGAGATATAACTTTAGCATTAAAAGATTATAAATATGTTAAGGACGCAATCGATTTGTGTGGTGCTTTAGGTTTAGATATTAATGAGAACGAACTGCAACGAACTGCTGGGGTATCTCTTACTATCTATCAACCAGAAAACTTGGCTAGTCTTATTAAATCAAGACGAGCAAAACAAAATAACAAATCTGTGATTGAACAGTTTAAGAAAGCAAGACAATCTGCAGTTGCAACACACTAACTATTGACATAAGGGGTATTATATCCTATAATATCCCTTATCAAATAACAGAAAGGTATAAAATGTTTAACTTAAAACAAGGAACTAAATTCAACATAACTTTTTTTGCTAAGAAATATAAAAAGTTTATTACTCGTGCTGGGTTATGGAATGAGAAATCAGTTGAGAAATATTGTAAAGATAATATTCAAAAACTATTTACATTTTATGATTTAGACGCAGATAGATATACAACAGCAACAGGCGATATAACTATTGTAGAAAGAAAGGATAATTAATATGACTAAACATTTATGCCAAGGACCTGAGTGTCATACATACAAAACTCAGTCCAGAATAAGAGGACCAAAAGGCTCTAAAGTATTACGCACAAGATTCGCTCGTTGTGATTTTACACCAGAACATCGTAGCTTTTGGGAAGATTTTTTTTGCGACGAAAGATGTTTGCATGCTTGGTTAAAAGTTCATTTAAACAATTTAATGTTATCAGTTGGAATAAATACTAAACCAAATGAAACTCCTATAGTAGTTGAAAAAGAAACTTTAGAGGGGTGGAGAGGTACATATGTAGATACAACTATAAAGTTATTGAACAGCAATGCAATTGAGGATATAGTAACAACATAACAACAGAAAGGTATAACATGACTAAACCACTACATGTAATAAACTGGCAAGGTAAAGAGTATCGCATCCCCTTTGATGTTAATCTAAACCTAGATCCAAAAGAAAAACTAATTGATGTACCAAATATGTTTAGTGGTGCGATTGCATCACTACCTTGGTTCGCTGTAGCTGTGTACGATATGATTAAAGGTGCAGAAGTTACCGAAGATTATAATCTTATGCAACAAGGACTAACTTGGTTCTCTAAACATTTTCCTAACGAATACTATACACTACTAGACTGAGTCTAGTTACAAGACACCAGTCGCTCGACGCGGGCGGCTGGTCACTTCTCTTTATAGACAGAAGAGAGAGGTCCCAAAGCCATCCCAATCTATTAGATCTTCCTATTAAGTTGATACACCTTTTTTAAAAGGGGTCCCTCGGCTGGCGACTTTAGACCTTGATTTAGACTTTTATAACCTGTAAATACTTCTAATCATCAAATTGTTAGATGCAAAAATTTTGTAGAAAATTTTTATGAACGACCTTTTAAATAAAATAAATAGATTACCCGAAGACGTTAAAAAAGAATTCCTAGAAGCAGGGATGTTAGCTTCTAAAAAAAGAAAGATAGAAAAAGTACAAAATGATTTTATGTCTTTTGTTAAACATGTTTGGCCAGAGTTCATAGAAGGTGGTCATCATAAAATTATTGCAGAAAAATTTAACCTGATTGCTGAAGGTAAATTAAAAAGATTAATTATCAATATGCCACCAAGGCATACAAAGTCCGAGTTCTCCAGCTTCCTGCTGCCAGCATGGATGATAGGACGCAGGCCTAAATTAAAAATCATTCAATCAACTCACACAACAGAGCTCGCTGTTAGATTCGGCCGTAAAGCTAAGACACTAATGGATATGCCTGAGTATAAGGAAGTGTTTGAAACAAGACTTAGAGAAGATTCTCAAGCCGCCGGTAAATGGGAAACAGAACAAGGTGGTGAGTATTATGCAGCGGGTGTCGGGTCAGCTATCACAGGTAGAGGTGCAGATTTATTAATTATAGATGATCCCCATTCTGAACAAGATGCATTAAATATAGATGCGTTAGAGAGAGCATACGAATGGTATACATCAGGCCCTCGTCAGCGTTTGCAACCAGGTGGTGCAATTATACTTGTCATGACAAGATGGAATGTAAAAGATTTAACTGGTGCCTTGCTGCGAGCGACGGGGGAAACTAAATCAGACAAATGGGAGTTGATAGAATTTCCTGCAATTCTTCCATCAGGTAAGCCAGTATGGCCAGAGTTTTGGAATTTAGAAGAATTAGAAGGTGTTAAATCTTCAATCAGTTTACAAAAGTGGAATGCACAATGGATGCAAAATCCAACATCAGAAGAAGGTGCTATTATTAAAAGGGAATGGTGGCGTAAATGGGATAAGGATTATATTCCACCTCTTGAACATGTCATACAAAGTTATGATACAGCGTTCATGAAAAAACAAACTGCCGATTATTCAGCTATTACAACTTGGGGAGTTTTTCATCTTGATGAAGACTCAGGACCTCAACTTATTTTATTAGATTCAATTAAAGATCGATTTGAATTTCCTGAGCTTCGAAGGATAGCATATCAACAATATCAGTATTGGCAACCGGAAACTGTATTAGTAGAAGCAAAAGCTTCTGGATTACCTTTAACTTATGAATTGCGTAAAATGGGTATCCCTGTTATAAACTTCACACCATCAAAAGGCAATGACAAGCACAGTAGAGTTAATGCTGTAGCACCTTTATTTGAGTCTGGACAAATATGGGCTCCAACTCATAAAGAATTTGCCCAAGAGGTTATTGAGGAATGCGCAGCTTTTCCTTATGGGGATCACGACGATCTTGTCGATTCCATGACACAAGCTGTAATGAGATTTAGACAAGGTGGGTTTGTAGAACATCCAGAAGACTACAAAGATGAAGCTTTGGCTAAACGTAAAAGGAATTATTATTAATGGCTGACAAAGTTATAGAACTCTTAAGACTGATGGAAAAGTTTGGTGTTAAGCCAGGCAAGATTATAGGGGCGGGTGACAGGAAAGTAACACCTATTAAAAAACCAATTTTAACTAAACAGTTAAATAGAGATTATCTTTTAGAAGATGTTGAGGGAGGAAAGATTGGTACGAACACTGTTAAAAATGAAATTGAAGATGTTGCTTCATTATTTTTTCAAAAACAATTAAACGATGTTGAAGTAAATAATCTTTTAAACAATTTAAATTATTTAGATAGTTTACTTAACCCAACTAACATCATTGATATTACAACTAAAGCACCTGTTAAAGGTTTAGAATCTCTTAGACCAACATCAATAACTGGTGGATTAGAAAAAGCAGGTAAACAATTAGAAGAGGTTGGAAAAAAATTAGAAGAAACAACTAAACCAAAATCTGTTATTGGAGACATAATGAGCGACTACGCAAGTTTTCAAAAAGTTATGCAGGAAGAAAATAAAAAAGGTTTGGTTAGAGCAACTACTAGAAGTATTTTATATCAAGACATTAAAGATGGAAAAATTAAAGGAATGACTTTTGAACAACTAGGAAGCACAAGAGATCCTATTCAAGATTTTAGAAAAATTTATGGAGAAGACGCATTAGAACAATTAAATACTTTAACAGATGATTTTTCTCAAATGAGAACTCCAGAGGAAGCTGCAAATTTTGCAAAAACAAGATTTAAATTTGAACCACGCACAAGTACTTTACCTGAAACTACAACTATTGAAGAAGCTAAAAAAGCAGAACAAGAATTTGGAATTAATAAACCAGCTAAGGTGACAGACTTTACAGCAGAAGCTACTAAGAGAACAAGTATAGATGATTTAATAGATGAGTATAATGCAAATCAAGATAGATTAAGATTATCGGATGAAGAAGGGGGTACTGCAATAGGTTATGATGAATTTAGAAAATTACAAGATAGAAATAGACAGATTGCAGATGCTTTAGAAAATAAAGGAATATCTTCTAAGATAGAAGAAGAAGTTAAACCAGAAGGAATCATTATTCCATTTAAGAAAAAAATTACAGAACCAGAAGAGTTTGCTGATGGTGGAATTACTAGAACAAAATTTGCAACAGGTGGAAAAGGTAAAAAAATATTAGATATAATTAAAAAAGCAAATAAAGATCTTAAAGGTAAAAAATCTATGGAAACTGTTAATCCTAAAACAGGGGAAGTTACAGTTGCAGATGAGTTTATAACAACAGCAGAAAAGAAACCTGTAAGAGAATTTACAGATGATGAAATGATAGATTATATTAAAAAATATAAAGAAGAAGGACCAACACTTGAAGAATTTACAAAAAGAATTAATGAAGAAACAGGTTCAAACTTTACTCCTGAACAACTTGAACGCGCACATAGAATTAAAGTTGCTTACCCACATTCTACTCCAATTGTAGATAGTCAAGGAAATTTTATTGGAGGAGGCTTATATAATCCACCACTAGACGTTAGTATATCTGATAGAGAAACATTAACAGAAAGTATTGTGAAAACTAGAAAAGCAAAAGGTTTGAATGTTCCTAAAAAATATCAAGAAGAATTAAAATCAGCAGAAGTAGTAGAAACACCTGAAACACTACCAAAGGCAGGAGAAGGAAGATTTACAAAACAACAGGTATTAGAAAAAATTATACAAAGTACAATTCAGGCAAACCCAACAGATGAGTATGTAAAAACAACATTTCCAAATTTTATAAAAGAAATAAAAGCAAATCCAGAACTTGCTAATAATGAAAATGTTTGGAAAACATTTACTCAAGATTTCCCTGAAAATAAAAGACTTGTAGTTTATGGAGATGACACTGTAGATTTTTTTACAAAGGGAGAAAATTTACCTGAAGGAATGAAACAAACAGTAGATTTAATTAATACTTATGGAATCAGTATGGAGGAAGCTAGAAGAATAAAACAAATGGAACCTACAGATCAAGTTATGGAAATTAAAAAATTACAAGTTTTAAAAAGTAGAAATCAAAATGCCGAAGGTGGATTAAATTACTTAATGGGATTTTAAATGGGCATCGGTTCATATAAAGAAGCAGAAAGATATCGTATGCGTACGAATAAAAATTTAACAAGAACTTTTTATTTAGATACAAGAAGAACTTTAGATCAAGAACCTTTTGCTTTGGAGCAAGTACAAAATGTCCCAGAAACAGATTATAATACAGAAGTAGATCCTGGAATGGTTGTACCCCCACAAGATGTACTTCCTAAAAATCCAATACCTAATATGCCATCAGCCCCAGGAATTCCTAATCCACAATTTAGACAACTTGAACTTGCTAATGGTGGTAGAGTTGAACTTGCTTCAGGAGGTATTACTGGTGATAAAGAAAAATTAATTAAATTAATAGAAGATTCAAACAAAGGATTTAAAGCAGAGTCATTTAAAGATTTAGCTGCTAAAGCAGGATACGCACCTTATAGAAGAGAAGCATCTATTTCTTTACCAGTAAAATTAGATACTTCAAAAGATAAAGTAACAAAAGCATTTGAATATCTTTCATCAGATTTAAATAAACCTGTAGAAGAATTTATGGATTTACCTAAAAAAATTTCTGATTTAACTGGAGTCAAAGGAACTTATATAAGTACATTATTACAAGATAATGAAAATTTTAAAGAATTAAAACCTGCTTTGACTTATTTAGCATCTCCAGCATCAAGAGCAAAAATAATGGGTACAGGTAGATTATTTTCTGACATAGTAAATAGATACGAACAAGCTCCAGGAAAACAATTAGCTATTGGATATTTAAGCCCTGAAAGAAAAATTATGGAATATGCAAGACGTCATGTCTTATCCGGCGGTAATAAAATAAAATTTACAAAACCTATAAATGAATATGGATTTGGGGATGCAGAATTTATTTATAAAGGAAAAACATATGATGTTGATAAATTAAGATATGAAGGAAGAAAAGATAAAAATTTTAAAGAACTTTATAAAGCATATGATGAAAGAGAAAAATTATTAAATAAAGAAGTTATTCATCCTATTACAAAAGAAAAAGTTTTATTTAATGAATTAATGCAAGAAGCTTATGAAAAAGGAGCTGGTTATAAAAAAACAGATATTTATGATATTGATCATATTAAAGGAATAGCAAAAGAACCTTTTACTAATTTAAGAATATTAACTGCAAGAACAAATCAAGGAGCAGGTGCATTAAAAAGTTTAGAAAAACAAGCTGAAAAAGGTGTATTAAAAAATACAGCGCAATATTATTCCCCTGAAAATGTTTCTAAACAATTAAATAAAATTGGGTATAACTATACAAAAGACATAGACAAATTAGCAGAAGATGAAACTAAATTAGCTGAAGATATTTTATTAAAAGAAAGAAAATTAAGAACACCACAAGCTATTGCAAAAGAAAAAATATCAATAACTAATTTAACTGATTATCTTAATAATAACCCAGAAGAAGTTAAAGCTTTCAGAGCCGCAGGAGTAGTTTGTAGAAGAAGTGTTGGTGGAAAAGTTGACACAGAATGTTTAGCTGAAAACATTATTAAAGAAACTGAAAAATTAGAGACTGGAACAGATTTACAAAAAGCATCCGCTCTTAATAAATTTAAAAACGCTACTAAACTTGGAGCAGGATTAGCAGAAGAAGTTATTGGTTTTGGAAAAGGAGTTGCAGGTAGAACTTTAGGTCCATTAGTAGCTCTTAATTCAGCATTGGAACAATTCACATCTGGAAACTATAGAGAGGGAGTTAGAAAAATAGCTGACATTGCAGATTTGACAACATTGGTTGGTGATCCTTTAGGTTTTGAAAAAATGAGAACAGAAGGAACTATACAAGATGTGAGAGGAAAAATAGGAAAAGAAAACCAAGCATCTTTAGATAGAATTTTAGAATTTAAAGATAAATATTACCAACTACAAGATATTAATACAAAATTAGAAAGAGCACAATCTTCTGCGGAAGGTCAATATGATCCAGAATCCCCTGGTGTAGATTTAAATTATTTAAATGAATTAAAAAAACAACAAACTGATTTAAATAAAATTATAAATAGTCCAAAATATCAAAATATAAGAACAGATTATTTAAATGTAGGAAACGCTGTTAAGAATGAAATTTTTGGAAGAAATATTAACGCACCAGAACAAAATAAATATACATTTGAAACAGCAGCACAAGAACAATTAAAATCTATTCTTGGATATGATTTTTATGATGAATTATCAGATGAAAATAAAATAATTTTTAAAAATTTAACTGCTAGTGAAAAAATAAAAGATCAACCTGTTCCTTTTGAAACTCCTATTCAATCTCCTGATGATAGTATGAGAGAAGGATTTGCAGAAGGTGGAGGACCAAAGATGGGAAGAAGAGGATTTTTAGGATTATTAACTGGAATAGCGGCTGCACCTGAAATAATGAAAAGTATAAAAGGAACTAAGGCAGCAAAAGTAGCATCTAAAATAAAATTAGAAAAAGCAGAAGGAATGTACCCTTGGTTTCCAGATCTTATTGAAAAAATAAAAACAAAAGGAAAACCATTTGAAGAAAAAGAAATAATAATGGAAGCATCATATAAACATGAACCAAAAGGATATGGAGGACTTCCAAAAAGTGTAGAAACAGTAACGCGTCATGTAGATGGAGACACAGAATTTCTTTTAAGAGAATATCCAGATGGAAGAATAGCGGTTGATATACATTCTCCAAGAAATCAAGAAGGATCAAGCACACCAGTAACTCTTTACTATAGACCTACAATGGAACTTAAATATTATTCTGGTGCAAAAGTAGAACCCGCTGAATTTAAAGTTCTTGAAAAAGAACCTAGATATTTTGCAAATGGACCAGATGATGTAGATGTTGAAATGAGTGAAATGAGAAAAATACCCGGAAAAAATACTATATATGGAGATGTAGAAGCTGCTGAAAGATTTGCAACAGGTAAAATTCAAAATAGAAAAATTATACCTGCTAAACAAGCTAGAAGAGAACAAATGGAAGATGCACCTACAGACTTTATTGAAGAAACATCAAACTACGGACCTGTATATGATTAAACCTAAAAGATTAACCTTAACAGTACCTCCTAAAAGAGGACCAAACCCACAAGGCTTGAATATTGATTATAATACTGTTAGAACAATAAAATCGGAGAAAACAATAAATGGCAGAAATAGACAAGGGTCTAATCCCAAACATAGGTAGTTCTTTAACTCCAGAACAGGAGATAGAACAAGTCGTATCTGAAACAGAAACAGTTTCATCTAGTCCTACAGAAGTTACAGAAAACGAAGATGGTAGTGTTGATATAAATTTTGATCCAAAAGCAAAAATGGATGAAGCATCATTAGACCATGGAGCTAACCTTGCAGAATTTATAGATGAGAATGATCTTAATTTACTTGGAACAGAACTTGGTCAAAACTATGAAGATTATAAAAGTTCAAGAAAAGATTGGGAACAAGCATATACACAAGGATTAGATTTATTAGGATTTAAATACGAACAAAGAACAGAACCATTTCAAGGAGCTTCAGGTGCAACACATCCGGTACTTGCAGAAGCAGTTACACAATTTCAAGCACTAGCTTATAAAGAATTATTACCAGCTGAAGGACCAGTTAGAACTCAAGTTATTGGAGCATCTACTCCAGATACAGAGCAACAAGCTGAAAGAGTTAAAGAATTTATGAACTATCAAATTATGGATGTCATGAAAGAATATGAACCAGAGTTTGATCAAATGTTATTTTATTTACCATTATCAGGATCTACATTTAAAAAAGTTTATTATGATGAGACATTAGGAAGAGCCGTTTCTCAATTTATTCCAGCGGAAGATTTAGTTGTTCCTTATTCAGCAACTTCATTAGAAGATGCTGAAGCAATTGTACATGTATTAAGAATATCGGCAAATGATTTAAGAAAACAACAAGTAAATGGTTTTTATAGAGACATAGAATTACTACCAGCAGATGATGGTACAAATACAAATGATGTTAAAGATAAAGAAAAGCAATTAGAAGGAATTACAAAAAGTGAATATAGTGATGAAGTTTTTACATTATTAGAATGTCATGTTAATTTAGATTTAGAAGGTTTTGAAGATAAAGATCAAGATGGTGAGCCCACAGGTATTAAACTTCCTTACATTGTAACTCTTGAAGAAGGATCTAAAGAAGTTTTATCCGTTAAAAGAAATTGGGATGCTCAAGATGCTAAAAAAGAAAAGAAACAATATTTTGTTCACTTTAAATTTTTACCAGGATTCGGTTTCTATGGATTTGGTTTAATTCAAATGATTGGTGGTTTATCTAGAACTGCTACATCAGCATTAAGACAGTTATTAGATGCAGGAACATTATCTAATTTACCAGCGGGATTTAAACAAAGAGGAATTAGAATTAGAGATGATGCTCAATCTATTCAACCAGGTGAATGGAGAGATGTAGATGCTCCAAGTGGTAATTTAAGAGATTCTTTTATGACACTACCTTATAAAGAACCTTCTCAAACTTTACTTGCTCTTATGGGTGTCGTAGTTCAAGCAGGTCAACGTTTTGCTTCTACTACAGATTTAGCTGTTGGGGATGGAAATCAACAAGCAGCAGTAGGAACAACCGTAGCCTTATTAGAAAGAGGAAGTAGAACAATGTCAGCAATTCACAAAAGAATTTATGCATCAATGAAACAAGAATTTAAATTATTAGCAAAAGTTTTTGCTTTATACTTACCTCCAGAATATCCATATAATGTTGTTGGTGGAGAGAGAACAATTAAACAAACAGATTTTGATGATAAAGTAGATATCATCCCAGTTGCTGATCCAGATATATTTTCACAAACACAAAGAATATCTATTGCACAAACAGAATTACAATTAGCAATGTCTAATCCACAAATTCATAACATGTATGAAGTATATAGATCCATGTATGAAGCATTAGGTATAAAAGATATTGATAAAATTTTAAATAAACCACAACAACCACAACCAAAGGATCCTGCTTTAGAACATATTGCGGCTTTAGCAGGACAACCGTTCCAAGCATTTCCGGGACAAGATCATAGAGCCCACATTACGGCGCATTTAAGTTTTATGTCTACTAATATGGCAAGAAATGCTCCACCATTAATGGCAGCATTAGAAAAAAATATTTTTGAACATATTTCTGTTATGTCACAAGAACAAACTGAAATTGAATTTAGAAATGAAATGCAACAGTTGCAACAAATGGGTCAACAAATACAACAAATGGGACAACAGAACCCACAAATTGCACAACAAATGCAAATTCAAGCAAAAATGCTTGGAGAAAAAATTGAAGCTAGAAAAGCACAGCTAATTGCAGAAGCAATGGAAGAATTTTTAAAAGAAGAACAACAAATTACTTCAATGTTATCAACTGATCCTATTGCAATGTTAAGATCACGTGAGTTAGACCTTAGAGCACAAGAAAATTACAGAAAAGAAGTAGAAGGTAAGGACAGAATCAATCTTGATAAGATGAAAACAATGATGAATCAGTCAACTCAAGATGATAAACTGAAACAAAATGAAGATTTAGCTAAATTAAGAGCAAATACTTCAATAGAAAAGACAATTTTAGCTGCTAAATTAAAAGATCAGCAAAAATAAGTTTTAAAAACACAAAAAAAGGAGTATAAAATGGCCATGAAAAAACAAAATAAAAAATTAGCAAACGCAAAAAGAACTTTTACTAAAGATTCTAAAGCTAAAGTAGATGTTAACCACTCAAAATACACTGACGCACAAGGTTATCTTGTTGGCGGAGTAGATGTTGAGATGTCTAGCAACTCTGAATCTCAAACTCAAGAAGTTCAAGGTCAAGGAAGCATTCTTCCAGAAAAAAAAAGAACGGCAACTTGGTACTAAACCATGATTC